GTGTTGTTACCGGCCAGTCTTTGACCAGTGCGACCACCATGCTAGGTAAGGCGCTGGAAGATCCCATAAAAGGTTTGAACTCCATGCGCCGGGTTGGCGTGAGTTTTACGGAGACCGAAGAACAAGTCATTCGAGCCATGACCGAGGCTAATGATGTGGCCGGGGCACAGGCCAAGATTATGGAGGTCCTCAGAGGACAGTTTGAAGGGGCCGCTGAAGGTGAGGCCAAAGGGCTTTTGGGTGTGTTGGATACTCTTTCCTATGAATGGAGAGACCTCATGGAGGCAATGTCGAACACAGATCTGGCCTCGGAAGCAGTTTCTGGACTAACGGATTTGGTTAAGAGCCTTTCTTATTCTGTTAAGGATTTGTCGGATAATTTCTCTCTTGATGAACAGGCCAGCCAAATCGAATCGGCTATTGCTTCTCAGAAAAGAGCCATCACCACCATGAGAGAGGAGGCCGCCGAGCTGCCCCTTCTTGATGCCTGGATAGGCAAGAGTGCGCATCTCGATGCAGCTCAGGAAAAGTTGACCGAGTTGGAAAATAAGCTGCACAGGATCAAAGCTCTTCAGGAAGGCAAAGACATCAACGACACCTTCGTCATTCATGACAAAGGTAAAGAGGCTGCAACGTTTCGTGCCAATGATTATGCCGTCCTTGACCAAGCTCGAAAAGACAAGGAAGCGGAAGCTGCTCGAAAGCAAAAAGAAAAAGACAAGGAGCAGGAGGAGAAGAAAGCTCAGGTCGAGAAGGAGCGGCTTGCAAAGGAAGCAGTCCGAAGGTTGGAAAGCGAGCAGAAGGCCCGTGAAAAACGATTGGCTGATTACCGGCTGAAGCTTGATGAAGCTCGTTTGGGTGAAGAATATGTCAAGCGGCAGAAGATCGAAAATGAGTATCAGGAGATGCTTAAAGACGGAATAGGGCGCTCAGAGGCGGACTTCTGGAAAGGTAAAGAGCTTGATGGTTTGACCAAAGAAGTCAAAGGCAATGTCTCGCAATGGGAGGAAGCCTTTGGGTCTTTCGGGAATGAGGCAAAAAGCACCTGGGATCAGATAGGGGGGCAGATGATGTCTGTCTTTTCAACTGGTGATAAGGCGTTGGATAATTTTATTTCCAAGATGCTTGAAGTCGCTGCCATAGAAATGTTTGGTCAGAACGGGGGAACCTCAACTTCCGGTGGTGGGTCTTGGGGCGCCGTGGGGTCAATTGTCGGATCGTTTTTTTCTTCTGTCCATCATGATGGCGGTGTGGTCGGTGGTCCTTCTCCGACCCGGATGGTGCCTGCGGATTTATTCAAGAATGCACCTCGCTTCCACACAGGGGGGATCATAGGTCCAGGAGAACGTCCTATTATCGCCAAAAACGGTGAAGTGATTCTCAACGAAGCCCAGCAGGGGAATCTTGCCGGGAAGCTGGGAGGGAGCACATTCGTGTTCAATGCTGATTTCAGTTTGCCCACTCCCAGCGGAGACCAGGGCAAGGATTCTGCGTACATGGCTGACATGGCTAAGTCGGTACAGAAACAGTTTGATGTCTGGTTTGATGAAAAGCTCCGCAATTCCAGCAGAGTTGGTGGCCTTTTGAATAAGGGGCCGGTCATATGAGTCTGCTGACATTCAATCCTGCCGTTGCTCCGGACTCTCCGGTGTCCAAGAAGGTGCAAACCCGCCTCAATGGGATATCCTTCGGGGATGGTTATTCGCAAACCGTTGGGGACGGTATCAACTGCCGTTATGATGAGCTCGTGTTGTCCTGGAGTGAACTCTCCATTTCTCAGATTGAATCCATAGAATCCTTTTTGAAGAGTGTCCCTGTTGGCGGCTCTTTTTTGTGGACTGCTCCAAGGAAAAGTGAGTCGCAGAAGTGGAAATGCCCGAGCTGGACCCGGACATACAAGAGTGGCGAAATCGACGGCCTGTCAGCCACTTTCAAGGAGGATTTCAACCTTGACGATTAACAGCGACGTCCAAAAATCCTCTCCCGGTGAGCTTGTCCAACTTTTTGACATTGATGCTTTAGGCATTGGGGGCTCGGTCTATCACTTCGTCAAAGGCACTGACGACAAACAGCCTGTCTTGTGGCGTGGGGTAACGTATATGCCCATCGCTTTCGAGGCCGAGGGTTTTGAACTCAATGGGCAGGGGACTCTCCCGCGCCCTAAGATTCGTATTTCTCATATCAATACGGCCTTGCTGGGAGCAACGGCCAGTCTTGGCGATCTGCTGGGTGCGGTTGTTACCCGGTGGAGGACTTTTTCAAAGTACCTCGACAACGGGCCGCAGGCTGACCCTAACTCACATTTTGCTCCTGATATTTACAAGGTCGACCGGAAATCCGCGCAGGGTAAAGCGTTCATTGAGTGGGAGTTGGCCGCGCCCATGGATCAGGAGGGCAAGAAGCTGCCCGGTCGCCAAATCCTCCGAGACACTTGTACTCATACCTACCGTCAATGGATCAGCGGGGACGCTTTTACCTATGACGGAGTGACTTGCCCGTACACCGTTCCGAATTATTACGACTACAGCGGCGAGGCTTGCCAGGCGTCTGAAGACCAATGCGGCAAGCGGCTTTCTGACTGCGAATTGCGCCATCCACATCAATCATTGCCGTTCAGGGGATTTCCTGGCGTTGGGAGGTCTCGCGGATAATGTTTGATCGTAAAATCATCACTGCTGCCATGGCCCACGCTGCCACCGACTTTCCATACGAGTCTTGTGGGATCGTTCTTGAGGGTGAGTATTTCACCTTGGCGAATACTGCAGAAGATCCAGAGCACAATTTTTGTCTTGAGCCGATGGCTTATGCACTTGCCACTCGGCGCGGGGATATTGAGGCAATCATCCATTCTCATCCGAATGGCCCGGCGTGGCCGAGTGAGGCGGATCAATCTGAACAGATGCGGCATGGGATTGCGTGGGGTATTGTTCCGTTTTCTGGGCAAGTCCCGCAGGAGCCATTTTTCTGGGGTGGCGACACTCCCATGGAGCCTTTGCTTGGTCGCAAGTTCCGGCCTGCTGTTTCTGATTGCTATGCGCTTTGCCGTGATTGGATCACCGTCAACCAGGGCGTGACCATTCCAAACCTTCTGCGCTCTGATGAGTGGTGGGATGGAGACGAAGACAACCGTTTTTTGGAAGGTTTCGCGGCCATTGGATTTCGTGAGGTCGAAGGCGACCCAGAGCCGGGCGATGGCCTCCTGATGTCTCTCTGTTCCAGCACGGTCAACCATTGCGCAATGTATGTTGGCAATGGCTTGATTTTGCATCACAGACTTAACAAGTTTTCCCGTGAGGAACCGTTTCACCGCTGGCGCAAGTATGTCCGCATGGTCATTCGGAGGGGCGAGTCATGATGCGAACCATTCATCTTTACGGCCCCATCGCCAAAAGATTTGGCGAATCGTTCAATCTTGATGTGGTCAACGCAGCCGAAGCCATCCGCGCCCTTGCCGCGAATCTGGGAAAAGATTTTCTCGCTCTGCTCAAGGCTGGGGAGTGGCACGTCATTGCGGGTGACTCCTTTGAGGACGGTGACGACTTCGGCAACGAGGAAATGCTTCATTTTGGTCTCGGCTCCAATGATTTGCATATCGTCCCTGCTATTCAGGGCGCTGATAGTGGGCGGGGGTTGCCTCAGATTATTATTGGTGTGGTGATTGTCGTTGCATCTATCTACACAGCTGGCGCGGCAGCACCAGCAGGAACAAGCCTGGCCGCGAGTATGTCGGCAGGCGTAGGTGGGTCTGCAATTTCATACGGGAGTCTTGCTGGTCTGGGTGCTTCCATTGCCCTGTCTGGCATCGCCACTGCACTGACGCCTGTTCCGAAGATAGGTAACGGCTACGGAGACCGTGAGGAAGTGGGCGAACGTCCTTCTTTCCTTTTCACCGGGGCGAAAAATCAGCAGGAACAAGGCGGGCCTATCCCTATCGTTTATGGGCAGCATCGCGTTGGCTGGACTCTTGTATCGTCTGGCGTGGAGATTGAAGAGATATGAAAAACATATTCAATGTTTCTGGTTCCAGCGGTGGCGGTGGTGGTGGGGGAGGCGATAGCCGCATTCCTTATGAGTCTCCAAACGATCTCAGAACCAAGGCCGTTTCTCGTGGTCTTGGTGTCCTGGGTGAAGGGGAGATCGTTGGGCTGGTCGACGGAGCCAAGTCAATTTATTTTGATGATACTCCGCTGGAGGATGAATACGGCGATTTGAATTTTGAGGGCGTGAACTATTGGGAACGGCTTGGGACACCGGATCAGGATTATATTCCAGGCTTTCCCATGGTGAACAGTGAAACCAACGTGAATGCTGACGTCACCAATGAAACGCCGGTCATGCGGACCATTACCAACACTGATGTTGATGCCGTTCGTGTGCGCGTCCAGCTGCCGCAAGGGTTAATGATACAGCGAGACAACGGTGATCTCTCTCCGTACTCCGTTCAGGTCGCTATCGATGTTCGAGCATCCGGTGGAGATTGGGCAGAGCGAGTCAACAACACCATCGAGGGCAAGACCACCTCGCCGTATGAAAGGTCTTACCGGATCGGTCTCACTGGCAATGCCCCTTGGGACATCCGTGTGCGCAGGGTGTCGGCAGATAATGAGTCCTCAAAGATTCGAGACAAGACCGCATTTTCTGCTTTCACCGAGATCATCGACACCAAACTCATATACCCCGACACGGCGGTGATGGGGTTGGCGATTGATGCGGAGAAGTTCGGCAATTCTGTGCCAACGGTCTCGTTTGAAATCAAAGGATTGAAGGTTCTTATTCCGAGCAATTATGACCCGGTTACCCGCGAATATGCGGGAATCTGGGACGGAACTTTTCAGAAGGCGTGGACCGACAATCCCGCATGGTGCATTTACGATCTTCTTACCGAGGACCGCTATGGTCTCGGCGTGGACACTCCTGACAAATGGGCTCTTTACGAGATTGCACAGTATTGTGATGAATTGGTTTCAGATGGATACGGTGGCACAGAGCCTCGCTTCCGTTTGAATTGTGTTCTCCAAACTC